CGCGATGTTTCCATGGGTGTGGTGCTGGCGCAGCCTCGTTATCCTTACGGTGACGCTGAACCCAAGGAGGTTGAGGGGAATCCGATTGCTGGTGCGGACGAGATGTGGGACCAGGTACACCCGGTGGATATGATGATTGGCAAGGGACCGGCCATGCAGGATGGCAAGGTCGTGGACAAGCCGATTTATCAAACCAGCGGCGAATATGTTATGGTGGTGACCGGACTTGGGAAGACGGTTTCCAAGGCGAAAGACAAGGTCTATGGCGCCGTGGACAAGATCAAGTTCTCCAACATGATCGTCCGCAACGATGTCGGAGACGGTGTCATCAAGAAGCTGCCTGAGCTGCACAAGTTCGGCTATGCGATGGATATGCAGCCATGACCGCGCCCAAGCTGACAACGTACAACACAGGGACGCCTGCAACCGCCATCACCGGCGATCAGCTCAACACGTTCATTCAGTCCTGCGATAGCGTAATCCAGCTGCGGGCGTTTGTGGCTCAGCCTGGACAGATGGTCTACGTGCGCGGGTTTTCCACCATCAACGACGGTGGGCAGGGCTTCTTCTATTACGCATTGGGCAACGCAACGGATGACGGCGGCATCACCACGGTTGTTCCCACAACGTATCCCGCCGCCTATTGGTATCGATCCTCTGGTCTTAACACCATCAGCCAGAACTACGTCCGCAACACCACCACGGGCCAAAGCACCATCACGGCCAATTACACGCCTGGCTATGTGCTGGTGTACCTCAACGGCGTCCTGCTGGCTCCGAGCGATTACACCGCGACCAATGGCACAACCATCACGCTGGCCGTCGCTGCTGGTGCGGGAGACACGGTGGACGTGTTCAGCCTGTCCACCATTAGCATTTACAATGCAGCCACGACTTCCTTGAACAATGTCGCAAGTGTCAATCTGGCCTATTATGCAAACGACGCCGCCGCCGCTGCCGGTGGTGTGCAGATTGGCCAATTGTACAGAAGCGGCACGTTCCAGAATATTGTCACGGTGAGGGTGTTTTAATGTCCATTCCCCGTAACCTTTCTCTGTTTGCCGAAAATATTACATCAGGCGGTGTGCTTAATACGTCTGGAGGCGGAACCGGAACGACGACGCTGACAGGAACCGGGAACCTGGTTCTGTCAAACAATCCCGTCCTTGTCGCGCCAGCGCTTGGAACAATTGCGTCGGGTGTTGCCACAAATCTGACTGGGTTGCCTTTGACCACCGGGGTGACTGGCACGTTGCCAACCGCAAATGGCGGAACAAACCTGACCTCGTTTACATCGGGCGGCGCTATATACGCCACTTCCGCTTCAGCTTTGACAAGCGGCACATTGCCAATTGCCTCTGGTGGCACCGGCGCAACAACTGCTAGTTCCGCGTTTAGCGGCCTTTCTTACGCGCCATCCGGCACTGGATCTTACACGCGCTCGGCTTTCACAAAAGCGGCCGATTGGGTCAACTTGCTGGATTATTTTATTCCTGGAACCGATACCTTTGACACAGCGATGATCAAAGCTTTGTCCAAAGGACATCGGGTTATTGTTCCAGCCAGTGGCTCGCCCTACACACTTTCTGGGTCGATACCAATTACAACCGGAATGTCGTTTGAATTTGAAACGCCGGGCATTGTCGTAAATTGCACGGCGACCGCTTTTACAATTGGTAGTTCTTCCGCGACCATCGTCACTGATGTGTCGATGAATTTCAACGACGCAATTTTTAATTTTTCCGGTGCGTCTGCCGGAAAGGGTGCAATTCTTTTCGGCGCAAGTTATGGCCGCCAATGGCGCATAAATGTTTCTGGGTTGAATACAATAAACGCATCGTTTTTGGCTGCTCAAGACGTGGATAATTCTGTTGGATATGTTTTCCAATGTCGATTCTATTATTGCACCAGTTATTACCCCAGAGGGACTGCATTCAAATTTTACAACGTCCAAGGATTTTTTGAATTTTATCATTGCGTTGAAGACAGAACGGTCAACGACCCCCTTGGGCAAAGTTCATACAATTACTATCAACCCAATTGGCCAGGTTTTAGCATCGGCGGCGCGACTGCGGGTGGTGGCATTCAAATTCGCGGGGATAGCGGCGTAGTTGGCACCGGATACAACGGCACGTCTGGAATTGTAGGCACGAACATCGCGCACGGTTTGTACCTGACAAACCAAATTTCTCCGATTATTGAGGATTGGTTGTCGGACACGATCACTGGTGCCGGTGCTGTTTTAACAAATATCACCGAAGGGTTTTACGACATCAAAGCATACAATTCGTATGGTGGCGGTATTTTGTCCACTGGAGGCTCTTACAATCGCGGCTCTTTGGTCGCTGTAGGAAACACTGCATCTCAAGCAGCAGGGACTGTAGGCATCTCTTTGGTAAGCGAGCAATTGTCGCATTTTACCACATTCCGTTCCCAAGCCTGGACCGGCAGCGCGGTGTATTTGGACCATCTCACTAATTGCGTGATTGGCAACATTTTGGCCAAAGGCTCAACTACGTCTGCTGGCGTCAACATCGGCAGTTCTTCGGGCAATACTTTCGGAAGCGGAATTGGTCAAATCATCACAACCGGCAATGCCACGTATGGATATGTAGAAAATGCCGGATCGCCGGGTTCTATAATTGTTTCGTCAATATACGCCACGTCAAACACCACGGCCAGCTACGCCATCACGTCAGTGAACAGCGAAATTACTCGAATCGGAAAATCCGCCGGCACGTTTGCGGGTCCATTGAGCGGGAACGGCACTGCTTATGCGGTCACGGGGTGATAAAATGACTCAACAAGAAAGCACAGCTTTGGCAATCTTGAGGTCGGGTCGGTCATTTGATGAGGCGGCGACAATTACCGGTGTGTCAGTTGAACGTCTTGTTCAAATTTGGTCGGAAAGATAGCAAATGTCCGTCTCCCTGCTCCCCAGCATTATCCCCGAGTTCCTGATCCAGGGCGTCCCGGCATCTGGGGGGCTGCTGTATACCTATGCAGCGGGGACCACGACCAAGCTCGCGACCTACACCGATTCCACGGGATCCACTCCGCAGACAAACCCCATTGTGCTGAATGCCCGAGGTGAGCCGCAGAACACGCTCGGCAATTCGGTGGGCCTGTGGCTGACCAACTCCACGGCTTACAAGTTCGTGCTGTCCCCCTCGACGGATACCGACCCGCCGACGAATGCCATTTGGACTATCGACAACATCACCGCCGGCCAGCTCACCGGGACCAGCTACACGGCGTCCGGGACGAACGCCATTGCGCTGACGCCCACCAACAACACGCCCACGCCCGTCGCCTACGCAAACTACAACACATACGTTTTTGCGGCTCCCGCGACCTCCACCGGGCCAGTGACGATCCAAGTGGGATCGCTTGGGTATCTGAATGCCTACATCAACGGTGTCCAGGCAACGACGGGCCAGATTCAGTCCGGTGAGGTCGTCATCGCGGTCTACAACAGCGCACTTAACTCCGGCGCTGGTGGCTTCGCGCTTTATCTCTCGGTCAACCCGCAGCAGCTGCTGTATGGTGCTGACACCGGCTCCGCGAATGCCTACGTGGTCAATCCGACCAATGTGCTGTCCGCTCTCACCACCGGGCAGATCATCACTTTCATCGCTGCCAACGCCAACACCACGGCGTCCACGCTCAACGTGTCGGGCCTTGGTGCAAAGAGCATTGTAAATCAGGCAGGCAATGCGCTGATCGCTAACCAGATTCTGGCCGGCACCACGTGCGTCTGTGTCTACAACGGCACCAGCTGGGTGATGTCCAACACGGGATCCACCGGCTATCTCAATGCGCCCACGGTCACCAATGGCCTGACAGTGGACAGCTTTGCGGGCGCTGGTCTCGCCACAAATGCCCAAGCCAAGGCGTCTTCAGGCAGTGTGGTGCTGACGCCGTCTTCCATCGCGGGAAACGTCACAACCGGCGCAAACGGATCGATCTCTCTTCCTGGTGGCTACATTGAAAAGTGGGCGGCCATCTCGGGAACCATCAACACTGCTGGCAGCTACACGTGGCCGGTCGCGTTTCCGACGGCGT